ATTTATATTTACGTTAATGGTGTTCTGTCCTCAAATGCTTTTCTTAGGATGGAAGCAACAGTGGCGGGAACATTTGTTGCAAATATACCATCCACGTTTTACTCAGGGAATTTTAATAGAGGTGATACAATTAGAGTTAATGCCGGACAGAATACAGCCTCAGCCCAAGCGCTATCAGTAAGTAGTTTTGTAAACATCGTTTCGATTCAAAGGATTAAGTAATGTTTAAAGTATCAATCACAAATAAAAAGCAAAATTTACTTTGGGAAGCTAAATTTGAATCTCAAGAATTGGCGCAAGAATGGCTTGAGAAACAAACTGGGAAGCCACATCGTTTGCCTGAAATGAAAGTTCTTGATTTAGATAAAGAAGGTAATCAACAGTTTGATGAAAATGAAAAAGTTTTACTTAAAACTGTTCCTGCAGAATTTACTTCCGAGATTATAGATATATCTCATGAAGTGTTGATTGAGAAGGAGAAGAGTGAAGCGCGGAAGCTTCTTTCCTCAACCGATTGGATGGTGATTCGTTTTATAGACTCAGGGGTAGAAATTCCTAAAGAAATTAAAGATAAGCGTGAAGAATCAAGGAGATTATTATAAAATTTGCAACAGACATTCTTTTTAATCAAGCTACCATAGCTACAACTTACACCACCGCAGCGGTGGACCTTTCCTTGCAGTTTGGATATTCAGTAGTAGTAACAACCGTTGGCGCAGGTACTGGCTCTTCTAAACTACAAGCATCTATTGATGGGGTTACGTTTGTTGATGTTGCGGCTTCATCTCAAAACTTTTCAGTAGCAGGGTCACTTTTATTTTTACAAACCGATGTATTTTACCGCTACTTTAGAGTAATTCTGATAGTAAGCACTGGAACGCCTACTGCTACAATTAAATTTTTCAGTAAAGGATATTAACTGGTGATTATGTGGATCCATTTTATAAATCACTACAAGAAATAAAAGAATCCCAAATCCGAATGGAATCGGATATTAAATATCACATCAAGAGAACTGATCTTTTGGAAGCTGATATTGAGAAAAGATATAATATATTGGAGCATGAGATTGACGGAATTGAACGAGCTGTTACTGCTATCTCTCGCCCGATGTCCTTTTCTGAAATCATGAAAATTGCCGCTACCGTGGCTTCTGTTGTGACTTGCGCTTTGGTATTGGTAAAATATTTTAAAGGAATGTAGTGTTAGATAAGATTAAACAATTTATAAAAAAGATGAATGAAAACGGAATACCGATTCCGATGATTCGAGTTAACGGCGCCCCTTCAATAACCGGCACCTTTGCATTTATATCATTCAATACTGCTTTTTTTGGTCAACTAGGTAAAGTTGGAAACTTTTTAGGTAATGTAGACCTAACCGCTGCAAACTATTTATTCTTTGGTTGTCTTTTTGCATACCTCGGCAGACGTATGACCGCTAGTGAAGGTAAGCTTGAAGTAGATAAAGAATAACATGGCGGACAAACTTAAGAATTTTGGAAACTTTGATGAGCTGAATGCTAAAGGGTATATTGTTGTAAAGGGCAAGCCGGAAGCCTCTATTAAAGATTATGAACTAGTTAAAGGTAAGCCAGAAGCTTCTATTAAAGATTATGAACTAGTTAAAGGTCGTCCATCTCCAATTGATAAAGGATATACAGTAGTTCCTGAGTCTGGGGGCGGTAAATTGTCAAAAGTTAGTAAAGCCACCGGAAAATTAGCGGCAATTGGAGCGGCGCTTGCAGCCGCCGGAAAAGTGATGGCTGGCGAATCTCCAGATTGGAAAACAATAGGGAAGGGTGCCGCCGAAGCTTTAAATCCAGTTTATGCAGATGCAGCGTTCGGCGAGTTGGCAAAATCTGAGTCATTGAGTAGAGACGATTTCAAGAAGATGCGCGAAGAAAAAGCTACACATGGAGCGTTAGAATTTGGTGACAAATTAGCTGCTATGAAAAAAGATAAAGTAGATCCTGAAGAACTTAAATCCGCAATGATGTCACGCAAAAAATAACTAGATCATTGTTGAATTTTTCCGAGTGCATCGTTACAAATACGTCTAACACCTTCTTCCGTCATGCCTGCATCATACAAACGCTTAGCGCAATCAATCATAGCCTCGCGATCACGTTCCCGCCTTGGAATTTCAGGTTGAGGGTTGAGAATCGCACACCCACTCAATATTAGCGATAGTAGAATTATTTTCATTGTACTTCTTCCTTTTCTTCTTTTGGTTTACGAGCTTTACTATCTAATTTGTGTTTTTTTGAACATTTCTCACAACCGCAATAAAAATAATCTTTTACTTTATCATCGTAGACAGCGTCGGCTCCAACACATACAAATATAGTTGAATTCATCGTGTAGACTCAATTGCTACTTTAGCCGCTAAACCGGTAACCAATACGCCTAGCGTAAAATATCCGATAGACTTCCAGAAAGATCTGGATTCGGCTTTACCGATTTCATCATTGAGGGAAGAGGCTTGACGCTTGTACAGCTCCACTCTCTCATCTTGTACCGCTGACAAGTCTTTTAGTTTTAGATTTTGCAGCTCTAGCAATTTTTTTTCTTCGTTGATCTGGCGAAACTCTTTCATTTGTGCAGCGTCTGAGATAATTCCGTCAAACGGTGCTGAATCTCCTTTTTTAAGCGCTGCCATGTCTGCGTGGGATGTTTGCATTATAAGTAGTACAATTAGTAAATATTTCATTTTTTCTCCTTACTCCAATAGTCAAGCTCGGACTCCAGCGACTTCTCCTCAACTACCAACTTTTCAAACTGTTTTTCCAGGTCACTGATCTCCGCCTTCAGTACGTTAACTTTGTCATCCGCTTTTTTCATCTCAGGGGTTGATGAAGGGAACTCCGTGTTTCTTTTTTTAAACAATAGAAAAAACAACCCGACCGCGGCGATAATAGTAGCGCCGACTCCTGTTAGAAATGATTTCATTTTTTAACCTTTTTATTTATTAAATTTGCTGAAAGCTGCTTTAGAAATTTATTGCGTTTATATCCGAACTTGTAACTAAAACACATGTCAACATATAGATGGTGTAAAGTTTTACGAAAAGCTATAAAATACTCCTTAAGGTATGAAAACTCTAGTGCGACCGCTAACTCTACTTTTTGGCTCTCTAATTTGAACATGTAACCAAACCGTAGCAATCCGAAAATCTTCTGCCCACAGTCCGCACTCTTCTAGTATATCATCAGTGCAGAAATTTGTCAAGGATCTATCTTTGTCGGCAAAATCACAAGCTTCTAGAGTAAGATGGGCAGACTTTTTTCCGCCGCCAATTTTTGCATTTACTGAAGCGGGACGATATCCAGAAGTGACGTGCATCGGTTTGCCGTACAGCGCTCTCAGCTTATTAACCGCGATTAATAATTTTTCCAAATTGGCTTCCTGGTCCTCACTCAATGGGTCAACTTTTTCTCGTCCCATTAATATTTCATTTTTTGAAATCACTCAATACCTCCCAACAATATATCGTCATAATAAAATGCACATTTTGACTTTAAATGTTTTAACTTAGGTTCTGCTTGCACCGCGAGCATAGCTCCAAATTTAACGATATTTTGTATCAAGATAATTCCAGGTTCAAGCTCTAAACAAAGAATAACGTGGTGACCATCGAATTTTGGGAGAGAAGTTTTTTCCATCAACCAACTCATTCCATACTTCCTAATTGAATCCATTGATTGAGTTTTGACGCTAAACTTGAATCCGCCGGCGGTTAGATCTGCTGAGTGAGATTTTCGTCTACCGATATAAATCTCCAAGTCTGGAGGCGTTGCATCCTCAAATTTAGATAATAGTAGTTGATAAGCTGCAAATTCTCCGCATTTTCCAGTAAAGATGTCTGATGTAATTTTTGCCACATTGCTTTGACCGCGACTAGAATAGTATTTATTTGTACCTACGCATTCTTCCGAGAACTTTTTAATATCAGATAAAGATTTATCGTTTATTGTGATTAACATTGTTTCCCTTATTTAATGTGAGTCAGCAAAATTTTTACCAAAAGACGGAGGTGCTTTTAGCTTCACAGGTAGTTTTATAATATTTTCCATATTTCTCTGAACGATTTCTGCCACAACTTCTTTATCTTCTGCCCTGCATTCGACAATCGTCTGATCGTGAACCGAGCAAATTATAAACGCTTTAATATTTTTAGCGGCTAATTCAAGATTAATTGCAATGGAAGATCGGTTAACCACCGAAGCGGCTAAGGATTGGATTTGAAAATTTCTCCCATTATTGATGCAATTTTTTAGCTTCCATCGCTTTTCTTTCATATCTTCATAAAGCGCACCTTGTTCGTGATAATCTTTCCATAGTTGTAGAGAATCCAAAATACTATCACCGTGTTTGTTAAATATACTAACCGCTTCTGGCATTCTACGCTTTCGCCCTGCTAAAGATGTAACATATCCTACAGATTTAACCGCTAAATCCGTGCGATCTATCCATTGCTTTAATTGAGGGAAAGCCTTCATGTACTGGTCGATCAATGATTGAGCTTCGCGCTGGTCAATGCCTAGATCTTTACTCAACTTAAACGACTCCATGCCGTACGGAATGCCGAGACAATAAGCTTTGGCACGTTGTCTCGCTTCTTTATCTACTTTTCCCAGATAATTATCAGCTGACTTATCTGCAGATACGTCAGTAAGTTTTTCAGTCATAATTGCAATGGTTGAGTAGAAGTCCATGTTGTTGTTAAATATGTCTTGCAGCCCTTTGTCTCCCGACACAGATGCAAAAATGTGCGGCTCTAAACTTTCATAATCTGAATCTACAAATAAATGATACGGTCTTGCGATAAAAAATGATCGGATGATATTAGTGTATTTCAACACCAACTCATCTCCTGAATCTTTGTTGCGCGGAAGCTGCTGAATGTCACTTCCAAAGCGACCGGAAATAGTTCTATGTTGATTAAATTGAGGGTAGAATATGCCGTTTTCTGACTCTTTTAAAAATCTTTCGATATACGTCGCTTTTATTTTATTTAGTTTATTGTAAACTAAAAGAGGTGGAATAAAGCTGTATTTGTATGCTATTGATTGTAAGTAGCTATCATCTAATTGGTAAGCGCCCTTCTCGGTATGACGCTCAGGTTTTTCTCCTAAGAAGCTAAAAATAATACGCTTCAGATGGTCTTTAGAGTTAATATTAATAAAATATTCTCCTGCCGTCTCACCGTGCATTTTCATTTGTAACTCTTCTATAATATCAGCAGGAAGCTGCATATGTCCGAGTAGAAATGACTTACCATCGGATTCCGGCAGCGACTCCACCGCGCCACGCGCTACACTCAATTTTCCAGTTTTTGTTACCGGCAATTCTAACTCATAGTAGTTTGCAACAGCTTGAGCGAAGTTCCCGTTAGTTTTTACTGGATATTCATTTTCAAAAAACCACGCTTTAAAATCTGAACTATAAGTCTTAATTCCGTCCTGAACTTCTTTCTCTAATCGTATTAGATCGAATGAAATTTCTTCTTTAGCACGATTAATTTTAGGCATGTCAAGCTTTATCCCTCTCTCCATCATAGGGATTGAGACAAACTTATAAAGCGGTAGTACTTCATCTTTATAGTAAAAATCCACTAAATCTTCGTCGATCAATTTTTTACTGTAATAATTGTAAACTGCTAACGTCAATTTACAATCTTGCTCGCAATATCGTGCAATAACATTAACATCAGCTTTGTAAAGCTCATAACAATCTTTAGTGGATTTTCCACCGTTTGTCTCGATCGAGGCTTTTAACTCTTTAGATTCTTCAGTGGGATCTCTATCATAGCCCAGCGCTTTAGCGTTTTTTACGGCTATATCCTTTAGCGAAAAAGGAGGGGTTTCTTCTAATGTGTGTTTGAGTAAAATAGTGTCGCAGTGCAGCGCTGACAGTAAATCTATTCCTAAATCATGCTTGATTATTCGTAAATCATACGCTGCATTATGCAATATTAGTTTTTTATTTTTTAATTGCTGCAGTAAATAGTTTGCATCCTCTAAATATTGAGTGGGTTGCATTTCTACTCCATCCCATATTAGTAGCGGGATATACAGAGAATGCTCGTTGGATGCTACTCCGATACCTATGACTTTGTCTTTTCTAACATTTAGCCCCGTAGTTTCCGTGTCCAGCGCGATAATATCTGATTTTAGTATTTCATCAATTTTTTGTCTCACAGCATCTCCTGATTTTCTTCATCATTTTCCCACAAGTCATCCATCTCTTTTATATATAAAGCACGTTTTCTATCGTATCCTACGGGATACATCGGTATTTTGAAATCGAGTATCTTCCCAAAAAGATAAAATGTAATTAAAGCATATTTTATGATTAGTCCAGTACGAATTCCTTTCGTGTGGGTAGTGTCTACAGTCGAAAAATACTTATTGTGATAGTTCATGCATCTCCCTAAAACGAGGTGAAGGGAGAGACTTCACCTCTATTATATTATATCATTGTTTTGTTTTTTTTGCAACTATAAACCGCAAACTCCGTTCAAACATTCTCGTTCTTGCTCTTCAAAAACCGTGCCCTCATTCTTTAACGCCTCATCTAGCGACACTCTAGTGAGTGGTTGTCCATTTCTACAGCCGTCAGGATAAACCGTAAAACCGCGCAATCGTTTAGCATATTTTAATAATATTTTCATGTTTTTTTCTAGCGTTTTTTCGTTATTATCTTCACTCCCCCATGCAGACATGTTGCAGGTTGATGAGATAGCCATGTCTACGTAGTTTTGGATGTCCGCTTGAAACTTTACTCGTTCTTGAAATGAAAGATCATAAGAGTCTTGTATCTCCTCAACCTTAACACCTTGATCGAGTAATCTTTTAACCGCTCCATCGACAACAAATTGATGCATCCACTTGTTATCTTTAAAGTATCGTCGCTTATACGCTTTACAAAATAAAGGCTCAATTCCTGTAGTGGTTTCCGCTATAATCCCAATTGTTCCAGTCGGAGCGATTGCACGTTTGCCCTTGGGAATTGCCACTCCTAATTGTTTTGCATAAATAAAAGCAGCAGAATCCGATTCTTGCTCATAAACACGCAACCACTTATGAAGCTCTGGAGTACAAGAATATACTCCACCATTGAGAAGTAGCCACTCATGGATACCACCGAGCCCTAGACCGATTCTGTTATTTTTGTCCCCCACTTCTTTTATTTTAGAATTAGGAACATCAGAATAGATTGCTCCGCAAAGTAAGAATAGAGTTGAATATTTTACACCCTCTGAAAACTCTTTTCTATCTTTAAATCGGTTAATCCATAAAGTACCTAAATTGCACTTATCGCTATCGTCCTCACTAACTACTTCACAACAAGCGTTTCTAAGTGTTTCGTTGTCTTTTAAATAATTAAAACTAAATCCAGGCTCGGCGGTTGAAAAAGCTTGTCTACAATTGTGAGTGAAAACAGCTAACGCTTGCCCGTGCAAAGGGTGCGCCTCATCCTCAATTGCTATGAAAAATTCAGTATCATAGTTTACTGAAATATTGGTCAATTCATAGGGTAGAGGAAAGTTAAAATCTTTAGATTTTGCAGCTTTTAACTCTTCACTGTGGTTTTTGCAATTCATAAACGCGAAAACGTCAGCATGCTTCCAATTCAATGAACCGTAAATCGCAGACCTACGCTGACCGCCTTGCATCACGTATCGTCCTGTTTCATTGATAATTGAGAGAAGGCTTAGCGGTCCGGTGGACACGCCGCCGGTACGTTTGATTAATGCGCCAGCTTCTCGTAAGTTTGAGTAGTCGAATCCTA